CGGCCTGCCAAGGGCCGTCAGAACGGCAGCAGGCATGCGCCAGCGCCAGTCTGCCCTGTCATAGCGCCACACAAGCAAAGGCCACTTGTCGGCGCTTCTGGCGGCTTTGCAAACCTGATCCCACCAAGCACCACGCGGCGTCTCACCACCTTTTGCGTAACGTTTCACCTCAATCACCGCCGGAAAGTCCATATCGACGCAAAGCAGGTCACCGCGATCAGCCTGCCTGAATTGCTCGATATCGCGCTTGAAGGTCAGCCCTAATTCGGCATCAAGGATGCGTTGCACCTCGTATTCCCCGCTGCGTCCTTTGACCCTAGGATTGGCCATTGGTTTCCCTTTCGCGCAGCATCCGCGTCAACTCGCGGCCAAGGATTTCATCGGCAAGCGATGCCATTGACCGATGACTGGAATCCGCAAGGATGGCCCGAAGCATGTCGATGGTGCTTTGCCTCAGTCTGAAATGTACCTGTTTAGACGGTGCCATTTTTTTCGCTCTTTTGTGCAATTTCCTGTTGCATACCACACTGGTAGCTTTATATTCAATATAACAAAACTGTCGATATCGAAGGGCGCGGATGGTCCGGCCCACAGCCAGAGGAGGTTTCAATGGCTTCGATTTCCCGCTTTTTTTCCGCAGAGGCAAACGCTTTTCGTGCGTCTGCCGATGTTCCTTTTGTCGTGCATGTCGAGCTTGCGGATTTTCGCAAGACTGGCGAGCGCGGCTTCGAGGAGCTGCTTGCCGACGATTACGAACACGCTCGTAGTCTGGCAGGCTCGTGGGTCAACATGCACGGCGCGATGTCGGCTGCGATCCGCAAGGTTCGCGCAGGTGGCGCGATTCCGAAGGTTCTTGAATACGTCAATCCGGGAGACGGGGCCTAACGGCCCCGCCCCAACCACGGGAGACAAAACGATGAAAATATTGAAACACCAAAACGGTCATTTCGTGCCAAAGCATGAAGACGTTACCGCAAACGACGTTTATCGCGCTCTGAAGCGGTTCAGCCTGACGCTGGATAAATTCACAAGCGGAATGGGTCAGCATCCTGAAGCTGAACATATCGCGGCGCTGAATCCGCATTTCCGGCAGCTGTGGCAGATCGTGGTCGAGATGGATCAGTATCCGACCGAAACCGAAAACGTCGCGCCAGCCGCCACAGAAAAGTGGCTTGCCAACCAGAGAAAGGCGCGGACCAATGCGTAGCCTGCTGGTCATCATCACCTTGTCAGCATCGGCGTGTAGTTACACGCCGGTCGCTGATCTTCGCGCATCCGGCGATGCCGCGCAGCTTTACCAGCGCGATGTCAACGAATGCCGTCAGCTGGTCAAGCAATCGCTTGGCATCATCGCAATCGACCTTTCCGGCAAGCGCCTCAACAAGTGTCTTGCCGGTCGCGGTCACAGCATCATAGGAGGTTAAGATGCGAACCATAATCATCGACTTTATCGGCATGTTGTTTTTGACAACGCTGCTGATCGTTTTCGGCACCAACGCGGTGACGACTGAATACAACGTGTGGGCGCTGATCGCCAAATTTGGGGGGGCTTTGTGATGCTGATCATTACTAGGGCTCAGGCCAAAGCGCAGGGGCTAACTCATTACTATACCGGGGAGCATTGCAAGCGCGGTCATATACAGCAGAGATACACTTCAACTGGAGTGTGCGTTGAGTGCGGCAGGGAAAAACAAAGGGAACACTACTACAGCGAAGAGGGCCAGAAAAAAAACAAAGCTCGACGCGCATACATGAATGATGTCAGCAAGCGTAGCTATCACAAAAGAAAGCACGTTTACTGGAAAAACTACTATGCGAAAAACAGAGACAAGCTCATAGCTTATCAAAAACATCAAAGCTCTATCCCGGAGGTAAAGCAGCGAATAAAAATTCGCGCAAAAAAATACCGCGACAATAACTGGGAAAAGTTACTTCTCGGGAAGACGGCCAGAAAAAAGCGTGTTCGCAACGCCTCCCTTAATTGGCAGACGCATAGGGAGCGTGTGCTTCAGATTTACATTGAGGCAAAACAACAGGGCTTGCAGGTCGATCACTACTACCCATTGCGGGGGGAAACTGTTTGTGGGCTGCACGTTCCTTGGAACCTTCAGGCCATCACCGCTGATGAAAACATGAGCAAAGGCAACCGTATGCCCGAAGAATTTTATGGGCCTAACCACACACCACCAATGGGAGACATCAATGGTCGGCAAGCTGACTGACAATTCGCAACTCTCGGCGTCCTTGACCCCGGTGTTGCTCAATGCGTCACCCTACATGACGCAAAACGCGCTGTTGGATGAATTCATCAAGCGTGACGCCAACGTGCCCATCGAAGACTTCAACCCCGGTGAGGCGGCGTTTTGGGGCAACGAATTCGAGGGCGCAATCGGCACTGAAGCTGCAAAGCGGCTTGGGTTGAGCGATCTGCAACTGGAATTCGACCACGCCTTCCCGCATGAGACGCTGCCCTTCGCGGCGTCTTTAGACGGGATGGGCGTCGGGCATAGCACCTTCGAGACTGACACGGGGCGTGGCATATACGTCATAAACGCCGAAAGCATCGATCTGACGGGGCCGGGACTGCTGGAGATGAAGAACACCAGCGCATTCCCCGAAACCACGCCAGCACGCTTTAGAGGGCCGTTGCAGGGCCAGGGGCAGCTAATGTGCGTGCCGCAGGCCAAGTGGCTGGCAGTCTGCGTCCTGTATCAAGGCACCGAATTGCGGATATTCCTATACCGCCGCGATCCGGTGATGCAGATGCAAATCCGCGATGCGATCCTTGATTTTGAAAGGCGCAGGAAAGAGCGTGATTTTTATCCTTGGACGACGGCAGGCGATGCTGTGCTGGTGCATAGCACCACAGACGGCAAGCTGCCGCCGCTGGAGTTAGACCCCGACGACGCGGATGCAATGATTGCCCTTGAACAGCTGCTGCTGGCCAAGCGCAGACAAGCTGACGCGGATCAGGATGTCGAAGACGCGCAGATCACGCTGATGGAAAAGATGGGCAAGCACGAGACTGCCATCGGGATGGTAGGCAATCAGCGCGTCATGTTGAAATGGCCGATGATCAAATACAAAGCGCAGCCCGAAAGAATAGTGCCAGCCAAAGAGGCGCGAACAGTGCGCCGCAAAACTCTGACCATCAAGGAGATCGATACATGAAAGACCTGTCACCACAGCAACAGCGCGTCTATGACGAAATCGCTGCGTTCCAGCAGGAAAACGGATACACGCCGACCCTACGCATCATCGGCAAGGTGCTTGGCATCAGCAATTTCACCGTCGCGGTTCATGTGCGAAAGATAATCGAAAAGGAAAGGGCTAGACGAGTCAGCCCACGTCACATAAAATTGTTGTGACGTTGGCGATTGCTTCATCGTTTCCTCCCTGAGAAACTGGCCCGGCGGCTTGACACCGTCGGGCCTTTTTTCATAGGTTTGGTCATCAGGCTATTTCGATTGTGCCTGAAAAGTCAGGCTCGGTGGTCCGGGGGGACCACCGGGTCTTTTTTTATTTCTTTGGTGCTTTGACGCTATCGACAACGCCGCCAGCAAAATAAAATCCCAGTATCAGCAACATCGCGTAATTTATGCTGAATTGATCCATCACTTTTGTGACGGCATCAGGGTCACCATATCCACCGATTGTCATCGATAGCACCAGCACATAGCTGGCAAGAAACGTGCCGCCAAACATGATTGCAAGAAAGCGTTGCGCGATCTTAAACGGTGCATAGCTTTGCATCAGCTGAACCCGCTGCTGCGTCTTGGCTGCGATTTCCTCCTCAGAAGTCACAACCATTTCATCGATCAGCGATAATCCTTGTTTTACGACATCGCCCGACCCAAGAATTTTTGCCAGAATACCAATCATCATTTCACCTCTTGATCAGTGGGGAAGCACAGCATTTCCTGATTCACAGGCAAGCGTTCTTCCCAGTGGATTCGCGTGCCACCGACGTGGCATTGCGCCATCGTATCGTGACGCGATAACACCTCGACGGTGATTTCACCATCGACGGCAACCACCAACAAAAGCAGCCATTTCATCAGTACGACCAGACATTAGGCCGGGGACCGCCTTTGAAGGTATCCAGATGCAGGAACCGCCCTGACCCTTTCTGTGCCACGCCGATGCCGGTAAACCCGTGCTTAGGGGCCAGTGACAGCAATTCATAGGCTTCCCGGCCCGATACCGCCACATCACACGCAATGCCGCGTGTATGGACGCCGGGGGCCGATTTACTGGCCTCTATGCTGTGCTGTGGGCTGCGATAGCCGCTGGTGACCGGCATTGGCTTGCCGTACTCTTCGCGCAGCGCCTGCAAGCGCCGCATGAAATCTACCTGCATTTTGCATTCGCCAGTCTCGCTGCATCTGAATTCAGACTCGGCAAAGTTGGGATATTTAGACCAATCCATTTCTACGCATCTCCATCACGATTGCGACGGCTTTTTCCCAGCTGGTTTCCTCAAGATATGGCTTGTCAAAAAACTCAGGGCTGCGCCGTTCCGACAATTTGTTGATACGACAGGCAGCCGTGAAATAGACTTTGCGCTGGTCGATAGCAACTCGCGCAAGGATATCATAAACCCGGTGATCGGGGCGGGTCTTTTTATCCCGGCCTGATCCAAGCTGGTGGTGGTAGGTCAACGCGCCGCGATCACGTTGCTTTCGCAATCTGGCACTCTTGACTTGCACCCGCATGAAATCGTTGTCGCCTGACCAAGCGATAACGTCAACGCCATCCATAGGGGCGTGGCCTGCTTTCCAACCAAGGTCAAGCAGCGCCGCAAGTGTAATGAATTCCCCCATCAAGCCGGTTGTCGTGGCTGATCCCGTCAGTTTCTTTTCTCCAGATATAGCCAAAGGATGAATGCGAAAAAGCCAAGCGTCACTATGCTGAATCCAATGATGACGGTGATTTCTATAAATTTACGCCTGCGCTCGGCTTGCTTATATAAGGTTTCCTTGCGCTCTTTCCGCAGCCGCGCCTCGGTGGCCAACAGATCGTTCCACGCGCTTGCACCCATCGTGTATTGCACATATTGGCGCAGCTGGTCACGTTGCTGCTGTGCGTTGCGCTTTGCGGCCCAGATGGATGCCGCTTCGGCCTCGACTGACTGCCCCGCAAAAAGCTGCCTAAACAGAGGCGGGCTTTTGGCCAGCCGGTCTGCCTCGTCCAAGTCCGACAAGGCACCCATCCACCTTTGGAGGTCGCCTGCCATCTCTTCGACGCTTCGCGCGACGGCAAAGCCGGTTTGAAGCGCCTTGAAGGCGCTGGCAGCGGTGGCGGCAGCCGTAACCGGATCGACCATCAGCGTCTCGTAACGACGACCAAGATGGCGATCAACATGCCGATCTGTATTAGATCAATCATCGGGACCGGGATCATCAGTATACCTTTGCACCTTGCTTTGCGATTTTAGTCGGTAGGCAGTAACTCGTGATCGTTTTCCCCTGACGCGCAATCCGCTGACTAAAATACAGGCATGAATCGATTGACTCGAACATCATGTCACGCGGGTCAACGCGCTTCCCTTCCAGAAAAACGTACAAAACAAAGACGTGCAAAAACTCCACATCAGTCGCGTCCCATCAGCTTGTCGAGCTTGGCGTCGAGACGGTTTAGCGCGTCCATCACGTTCTGCCTGTCGTCGCGCAACTCGCCCTTGGTGGCGTAGTCTTCGCGCGTCCTGTTCAGCAGGATGTCGATGCGCTTTTGCTCACGCGCT